GTACAAATGGTACAAATGGTACATCTGTCGTGGCTGGCAAACCTATTACTATAGTTGTAATGACAGTTATTACAACATTGATTGTAGCAATTATTGGTATAATAATTAAAAAGACTATATAATAAATTTATGTTCTAGGAATAGAAAAATGAAGCGCAATGCGCTTCATTTTTTTTACTTGTTTATTAAATACTATATATATAATTATGAGCAAATTAAATTTTTCTTATTGTTCAAAATTAAATAAAAATTCGGAATATTAAAATGTTAGAATCAATATCTTTATTATTAAACCCAAAAGTTTATTTGGACGAAAAATTTTTAGAATTAAAAAATTCTTTAAATGATGTTATAAAAAGTACACTTGGCACATTAAAAACTAATAATTTTAATAGTGAAGGTTCATTTGATAATACAATAAAATTATTAAAAATTAAAGAGCCAAGAGCAAACGTATCTCAATTAGAGGATGTATTATGCTTTATGATATCAAATACACAGGATTACAAGAAATTTCCCGTTATTGTTAAAAAAATAAATGAAAATATAGATATTAATGAGACGTGGAAATCATTAAATGATTGGATTTCTCATTTGGATGATGAGAAAAATGCATTATTAATGCAAGTAGCGTTAGCAGAAGAACAAGAAAGACTTATTGAAAAGCAAATTGCAATAACTGTTGCTGAAAAAGAAGCTACAGCAAAGAAAGTCGTTGCAGATCTCGCATTGGCCGCTGCAGCAACAGCAACCCAACAGGCACAAGCTGCGATAGAAGCCGCGGCTGCACTTAAGAAATAATTTATTATAAAATAATTCAATGAAATTGATTTCTAAATGAGATTAATTTCATTGGCTTTTTATATATAATATAATGAAAAGCGCAGTAATTTCAAACATTTTGGGTTTACTTAGTAAACGATCATTATCTATTATTGAAAATGTAAGTACTGTATTAGATGTTGTTCAAACACAAACATTTAATAAAACACAAACGAACACATTAGATCCAGTTAAAGAAATGTATTTATCTATTTCTTCAACGCTAAAATTAGTTAAACAATTAGAAGATGCAGGATTAATAGACATTGATAGTAAAGGTTTATTTTTAAGAGAAATAATACTATCATTTATTAATAAAATTGATAAATCAAATAAATTAGAAGAAATAGAAAAATTAATATTAATTTTGTCACATTATTCAGAATGGCTTAAAAAAATAGTTGAAATAAGATCAAAAACAAATTCTAAAGATGTTATTGAATTATCTCAAAAATTAATTAAAGGCCTTCTGTAATAATGTTTACTACATTAAAATTATTAAATAATTTTAGAGATAAACTTAGTAATACTATTAAAGGTAATAGCGCACGAATTATTACAATATCATCAGATATAATTGATATTTTTTATAAAAATGCTGATTTAATTGAAAAGTTTAATTATAATAAATTATTATTAATCACAGATAAATTAAAAATTAATAAAAATAATAAAATTAATACATTTGAAGCTGAAAAAAAAATTGCACAATCATCTGTGTCAAAGTTTGGTTATTATCAAAGAATTTTGATGATGGATTCGTCAGAAAATACAGATCAATTAATGATTGATAGTATAGATAAATTTAAAACTGACATTGGTATACTGTCTAATAATTTTAAAGATACTTCAAAAGCAAATATCTTAAAAAGATTAATTACAAGTGAATTTAAACAACCAACAGAAATAATAACAACTGCAATTAAGTGTGGGAAACGAGTGATCGGTAAACCAACTGTCATTGTTGGTGATTTTTCATTAAAAAATCCTGTACTTAATGTTTCTATTTCAAGTCACCCAGCATTACATTGGTCAAGTTGGCAACTAACTAATACACAAAATTATTTTTCAATCACAGATTGTTATTGGATAATAAAAGGAAAAAAACAAACTTTAAAATTTAAACCTTATAATAAACCAGATTTAATATTATTAACATTAACTAATTCTTATGAATTAACATTATCAATATATTCTATACCTTCTAACCTAGAAATTCATCTTATTTGTGAATCAACAGATGATGCTCCATTTAAAAAAATATTAGAAACAAGTGTAAGTATACCTTCAATAACAATTACTGAAATTATAACAGAAAATTAAAATAATGCTAGATGAATATTTTAAAAATATAGACATCCCTAATTATCAACAAATAAATGATTTTTTTAACTTTTGTGACTCTAAGAAAGTAGGACTAACAGGAGCAAATCCAAAAGATTTACAAAAAGTACAACAATTTTTGGCTGCAGCAATAACAGGCTTAAACTCAGAACAAACAGTCTTACAAACCAGTATATCAGGTTTAAAATCACAAAAAGAAACATTACTAGCCAGTATATCAGGTTTAAAATCAGAAAAAGAAACATTACTAGCCAGTATAGCAGATTTAAGATCAGAAAAAGAAACATTACAAGACAGTATAGAAACTCAATTACTAAATCAAAATAATTTATCTACAAATTTAAATTTATTCGATGAGCGTCTAATTACATTTAATACAGAATTTGATGGTCTAAATTTATTGTTACAGAATCCTACCCTTAACTTATATGCAGCTGATTCTATTAAAAAAATAATTCCATTTAAAAAGAAAACAAAATTATTTATAACATTAAATGGAAGAGAACAATGGAATGCCCCACCTACATCCAGTAAACTTACTATTAATGGTTTAGTATCCAGTAGATTAGATATTAACAATAAAAAACCAGAATATAAAGCTGCAGGTAAATGGAAGAACATAACTAAATATTTTAAACCTGTATTATCTAATATATCTGGTAGATGGTGTATTGAATTAGATAATAGAAAACTTAAAGATTTTCCACTAGATTACTGGGATGAATTTGTTATTAGATATGATGATTTAACTACATGGAGTGGCGAGATAATTCATTGGTCTTGGGGTACAACTTTATCTATTAATAATCAAAACATTCAAGGTTCAGCAAAAAATTTAAAAGATACTGTTAAAAACATTAAAAATATTCTTGATAGTTTTACCCCTATTACTGAATTAAATCGCCAATAAACATTTTCAACAGTCAAACTTTCAAGATGACAATATTATTTAAACAGAATAATACTTTAAGCAGAACAGTACTTTAAACAGAATAATATTATTTAAAAGGATAATACTTTAAGTAGAACAGTACTTTAAACAGAATAATACTTTAAACAGAATAATACTTTAAACAGAATAATATTATTTAAAAGGATAAATGAAACAAGTACATTTAATAAAGGTGTGCTAAGGTGCCAACTTTTTTATTTGTTCTTTTCTTTCTTAATTATGTGTTTAATTTTATTTTGGCACCTTAGCACACCTATTTAATATATACAGATATGATATTAAGAATACATTATGCATTAATTCCTTATACAAAAGGAAATTTTTGGGGTTGGTTTATTACGCTTTTAATAAATATTTTTGAAGGAACTGCATATAATCATGTTTGGTTTGAATTAAAATCACCTAATAAAAACTTAGCATGGGATATTTCAGGTTGGACGTCAAAATTCAGTAAAGTATTACCTACAACATTGTTAAAATATTATGTTGAAGATTATGCTGCTGAATATGAAATTACTCAACAACAGTGGGATATTTTAGAAAAAGAAGCAGATAACCTTGTGGGAAGAAAATATGCTGTTGTTAAATTATTAATGTTAACATTTGCTCGTATATTTAAACTTAATTGGGTTGCAAAATTACCGGGCGTGACTTGTACACAGTGTGTTGCAACAATACTAAAATCCATAGATCTTTATAAAGGTGAACCTGGATTAGCAGGATTAGTTGAAATTGACTTAGCAACTATAATGTGGAATAAAGTGTTTTAATGGATACACATGAAATTACCCTTCATTACTGTGTAATTCCTTATTATAAGGATGAAAATTTATTTAGATGGTCATTAGGATGTCTTGTTTCTTTAGTTGAAGGGACTCCATTTGATCATGTTTGGTTATCAATAAAATGTAACGATAATGAGCCAATATGTGTTGATCTTAGTGGATATGAGAATACGCCTAAAGAATATAATAAATTAAAAAAATATTATTCTATATTAAATGAATTAAAAATAGAATTATCTAAAAAAGAATATGAAATATCAATTTTAAAAATCAACGAATTAAAAAATGTAAAATATTCATTTTTAAAATTGATAATGTTATTAATTAATAGAAAATTTAAAACAAAATTATTATATAAAGAATATAATTCAACATCAGCAGAAATAATAGCAAGAATTTTAAAAGCTACAAATGAAAATTATTATATTAACGATCCACAATTATGTGGGTTAAAAGAGCTGAAAGCGCTTTTATAAGGAAAATTCCTTACAGATGTGCATAGGGTAAAAGTGCGTGTGCGTCGGAAATTATAAATTAAAAGGATATATATTGATATGAAAATTAAAAACAGTGTTCTTAAACAAATTATTAGAGAAGAATTAAATTCTTTATTAAAACTTATTGATGTTGGTGATTTTGAAAAAGAAAATCAATATAATGATAATGGTGATATGTGTGATAATACAGATGAAGAATGTGGTGAAGATGAATTTTTTTCATTTCCAACAATTGATGATGAACCAACACATTCTTCTATAAATGGTGGGCGTAGAAAACAACCTTCTGATTATTTATCTGACGGCGATAATAAAAGAAGTGTTGGCGATCGTTTTATGATGAATAATCGTGAAGATTCTTTAGATTTAGATAATGAACCTAAAGATTCAATTACGCTAAGATGGCAACAATTAGCTGAATCAAAAAGAAGATAATTTAATAAGTTTATTTAAAGAATGAAAATATAATGTTAGACTTTTTAAAAATTCAATTAAGTTCAATTGTGTCATTATGGAATAATGGATGTTTTACTAGCTGGTGTGCATATTTAATATACGCGATGTGTGTAGGTCCAGTATTTTCAGTATTAAAACTAGATGACATTGTTTGGAGATTTTTTTCATCATTTGATACAAAATATAGTATTGGAAATTATAGAATTTTTAATGCATTTGATGTTATTTTAGATGGGACTGTTTGGGGGCTGACATTAAATGAATTATTTTTTCAACCTTTTTTAATTGAAAAATTTAATTGGAGATTTTTTTCATCGTTATCTATGGTTTTAATATTAAAATTTATCTTTGGTCGTAAAAAGCCAATTAAAAGCGGCGTTGCTGAACCACTTTTAATTGAAAATATTAATATTAAATTTGATTCTAAAAAAGATTTATCAAAAAATGATTCAAAATTATGGTCTTTTTTTTGGTTAAGGGAAAATGCATTTAATATCAAAAATATATTTAATGATTTTTTCAATTGGTCTTATCCAAACACACAATTAATGGTATTGTTATCATTAACTTTCTTTGGTGAAAGAAATGTTGGATTTATTCCACTTTTATTTTGTGGTTTAATTTGGGGAATGATTTCCAATAGAAATTGGATTAGTGATACTCTTTCAACAATATTCTTATTATTGTTTTTTCGACAAATATTTTAAATGAATTATAAAACTATATTATGTGATCCGCCTTGGAAAGAAACCGGTGGTGGTAAGATTAAACGGGGTGCTGATAAACATTATCAAGTATTAGACTATAATTAAATATTTGTTGTAACTAAAGATTGGTTAAAAGATTTTGTTGATGATAATGCAAATCTTTATCTTTGGGTTACAAATGGTCATCTTCCAATTGGTTTAAAATTAATGGAAGAATTAAATTTTCGTTATATAACAAATATAGCATGGTTTAAAGATCGCATTGGTCTTGGTCGTTATTTTAGGGGAATGCATGAACTTTGTCTTTTTGGGGTAAGAGGAAATGGTTGGAAAGTAAGGACTTCATCAAATAGTATACGAGGTACAATACATGAAAAGAAAAGACAACATTCCAGAAAACCAGAATCATTTTACAAAGTAATAGAAGATAGATCACAAGGTCCTTATTTAGAATTATTTGGAAGACAAACAAGACAAGGCTGGGATGTTAAAGGTGATCAAACTGACTTATTTAATATAAATAAATCAGTGCAAAATAATTATGATTTAGAGATTATTAATAGTGCAAAAGATAAAGAAGGGTGATATATTTATAGCTCGCAAAGAATTAATTGGCATTTATTGTTTTTCATGCCATCCAAGCAGTAAATTTGATCAATTTTATAATATCAATACAATACAACTTAATAAAATTTGTATTTATACTGGTAAATACTGGTATGGATCTTGTGTTTGGGTATTACTTGACGCGAATAAAGTGAAATTTATTAAAATTATATATAATGAAATGTTATGTTGGACAAATGCAGAATGGTTAGAAAAGATATTATGAATTTTTATTTTCAAAAAGCTGAGCCAGTAATTTATGATCCTGAAACGTATACAAAAGAAAAATTATATAAAAGTTCTTTACTTTTATGTAGAGAATTTTTCATTAAAAATAATTTAAGCGTTCCTGAAATTACTGAAAAACAAAATCAATTCAAGCCTAATTCAACTGCATATTACGACAAATACAAACAAGTAATACATATAAATCTAAATAAGTGCAAAAAACCAGAGTTTGAATTTTCACAAAATTATAATTTTCCGGGTTGGCGGTTTGATTCAACAATTTTAGGTGTTCTTGGTAAACAATCGGGCTTTCATCTTGAAAATATTTTAAATGAGCCTTCACAAGGAAGAATTTGGACATCTATTAACGAATCGCCTATTTTTAAAAAAAATGATTATTGTCTAAATGATTTTAGTGAATGTGCCAGAATTTTTATAACAAATCCAGGATTATTGCGTAGAGGAAGACCACAAAAATGGTTATTTTTTACAAAATATTTAAATTTAAGACCTGTTTTTGATTTAAATTGGGATATTATATTACAATATAGCGATTATAATTCTATAGAATCTGTTAAAAGATGGTTTTTAACATAAAACCTAATAATAATTTAATCATGCCTATTTATAGGCATTTTTATTTGTAATTTTATAATTATAAATTAATTATTATCATGTTAGATTCTATTATTATTTTGGGAATATTTTTCATGTTAATAATTGTAATTTTATGTACTATTCTTTATTTACTTGGGAAATTAAAAAGTGACTTAGAATATACCATGGAAGTATCTGAAAAACAAAATGAATTTATTCAAGATAGATTATACGTGTTAGAAATGAAAATTGATAATAATATAAATTCTAGCGAAGATATGATTTTTAATGTTGTATGTGGTAAACAATAAGAGAATAAAATGATAAGAAAGAAAAAAGGTATTTACAATGGGTTTACCAAAAGACAATTATTAGCCATGAAAAATTTATGGTTTGGTAATAAAAAACTTAATTCACGAAAAATTAAAGAAAAATGGGCCCAAATTATTGGGGATGAAAACCCTTGTGAATTTATTTCTCGTATTGAAACATTAGTTAAAACATCAAAAGAAAAAATTAAATCTATTTATAATTTAGAAGAAATAGATAGTAAAAATTGGGAATATGCTGCAAATGATACTATTATAGCATTAGTAAGAAGTTATTTGTCTAATTAATTTTATTTAAAAAATCACGTTATATAATCATTTATATGGCGTATGTTCTATTTTTAACAAGACCATCAAAATAAGGTCTTACAGATGATGCATCATAATTTAAGTTTGATGAGCTTGTTAATTCAGGATCTACTGACTCACCAGTAAGTGGATTAACGAAATATATTGTTATTGCTGGTGTTGAAACACCATTATTTTTTCCAGTTGCATAATAAAACGTAGTAAAAAGTCTTTGTTCAATTAGGTCTCTAAAATGACCGTAATGTTTTGCGCTCCAATGCATTTTATTTTGTGTTTCTATTCCATTATATAATCCATATTTCCAACCTCGAATTATAGGCGAAACATAAATTTGTAAAGACGTAAAGTGGGCGCTATCAGTTGGATAACTAGGTTCATTAGAACTGTTAAAATAATGTGTATAATCTTCAGGTGAGTATACTGGCATTTCAGTATTACTTTTTGCGTAGGGTTTATCGTTTAAACCGCAATTCCCAGTTGATCCAAACATAACTTTTTTATAATCTTCATATTTTAAACCTGACCAGAATTTATATTCTGTTGTTAAGTTTTTTATGACAACAAAATCTCCATATGTTGGTATACTTTCTAAGTCTGCAGAATCATTAATAATTGAAATTAAAATATTTAAATCTGTATTTACAATTCTTTTTGTGTCTTCTGTATGAAATGATGAAGTTGAAAGTAAATCTGTAGAAAAATTTATTCTATCAGAAGATAAAATTATTTTTTCTTTAAAAACCCTATTACAATTAGAAAATTCATCATCAAATGGAAATTTTGATTGCCAATCTAAAAATGCGTACTGTTTATCAGACCCAAAAATAGTTGATAAGCTAGAAGAAATGTGGGAATTTGATATTAATAAAATTCCATCATATAAAGATTGCAATCCAGTCGTGAATCTTTTAAAGTTTATAATTTTATTATTTTGTGTAGCTAAAATATGAGATATTGAAGGTGTTAAACTATCGTAAATATATTCATTATTATCATATGTTTGTGTGTATATCATTTTATTTTTAAGTTCATTAAATGATGAACTTAAAATGCTACCTTGAAAAAAATCATATATTACAGGTGGTTCATGACCAATAATTATTTGACATAATTTTTTATTATTTAAAATAGTATCTGGGTTTTTTTCATATGAATTAATTCTATTTAAATTTAAATAATTAATGTTATTAAATGAAAAACCAGCTTCCAAAAATTCACCAATAATATCAGGTTTATAAATTTTGCTATTATTTATAATACTTCCTGATAATGAATCTGCAGGATAACATTCGAAATTATCGGTGATGATATCATCACCGATAATTTCATGAACACAGTTTGTTATTGTGTTTTGTGAATAAAGATCATGAATTTCTTTGTTTTCTTTTAAATAAGAACCATAAAGATTTATCGTAATATAATTTGTTTGATCTAAATCTTTATATTCATAGCCATAATCTGATTCAGTTGGTTCCATTTCATTTCCGCCTAAAATAAATGAGCCGGAAATTAATTGAGTTTGACTATTAATAAATTTAGATAAAGTAAAAACTAAATTATCTGAAGGTGTTAAAACACAAGGTGATTCATATGATTTATAATTATTAAAAATATGATTATAATTTTCAATATCAAGCTCGTTATAATTAATCATATTTGACGTTAATAATGAGTTTGGAAGTGAATATTCATTTGCAAATTTAGAATAACCGGAATTAAACCCAAGATTTGATCTACCTATTTTTTTTGCTGACCAAATATTACCATCTTGAAGTGTTTTAAATTCATTATATGAATTAGTTCTAAAATATTGAATAGCTCCATTAGAAAACGTTGAAGGCCCTTCTAATATTATTTTTGTTAAACTAGAGCTTGATAATAATCTTGTTGGTGTTGACCACGTGTCAAATCCTATTGGAAATGATTCTAAATCGCCGGATTCCCCATTTTGTAAATTAGTTTGTTCAATATACGTATCATATTTTGAAACAATTGTTCCTGAAAAAAACGTTTTATAATAACCATTATTAGTGGCTGTCAAAATTGCAGTTATAGATGAACCTACTAAATTACATTTTTCATTGGTAATAACATATTCTAATTGCGTTTTTGAATTTAACCATCCTAATGATGGTTGACCATAAAATGATATTGAAATTTTTTCAACAACAAAAGGTTTATTAATATAATCTGATAATTTAATTTTTAAATTATCATCAATATTATTTCTTATAAATGATTGAGAATGAATATTTTCTATAAAATTATTATAAGATACACCACCATTAAAATTATGATTTACTAAATTTCCTAATGGATCTGTTATTGCTTTTTGAAGATTTAAAGTTTTATCAGCATCAGAAAGTAATATTTCTGATTTAACCCAACCAGCATTTTCATTAATACCGTCATACAATAATCCGGGCGACAACGTTAAATATTCTATCTTATCATTATCACCACTAAAACTTTCGTTTTTAGGAATTGGTAATTTTATTTTTATAACATCTTTATCTTTTATATGTGTTGTTAAAAATGTTGTTCCACCTTCATAAAAATATGAATCGGGTATATTATCCTCAATAAATGGTTCAACAAAAGATTTTTGATTATTTGTTAAATTTATTATTTGAGAAGCAGCTTCTTGGTTTGTTTTTCCATTTATGTATATGTCTGTCGTAAAACCAAATTCGCCTAATTTATTTAAAAAATGTTTTGTTGATGTTGTAGGTAATGAAATTTCATCATCATTATTAAAAACAACAGTCTTTGAATCATCAAAAAATGATTTAACTGCTTTATTTCCGTGTCTTAGAGATTTTGGGTAGGTTTGATTTAAGTCTAAATCTTGTAATATTTTTTTTGGTAAAAATTTAATTTTTGACATTTTAAATCACTTAACTTTTAATAATCCAATTCCAGTAGAAGAATTAGAGCCTATAAATAAAGAATCTGCTGCTATACCAAATCTGAACTCGCCAATTGGATAATTGGTTCCATAATTATTAATTTTAACATCAGATATAAATGATTTTCTAATTATTACATCAATTGTTAAACCAAATCCTTTATTTGGATCATTTATAGATAAATTGTGATTAGTAAAAATTACTGGTATGTTATAGTAGATCGTTTCATCGGGAACAAGATAAATTCCTGATGTATTTGGAAATAGCGTAGTTTCGGAAAAAAATCCTGCATATCCTATTTCAGGATTTATATATTCAGACGCCGTAGTATTATATCCAATAGAAAATGGAAATTTATCAACAGGATAATTATTAGATCCTTGGTTCGGCCCAGGTGACAACGTTATATGTCCTGTTTCATAGAACCCCGTAACGACAACATTTCTCCCAGAACCTATTGTTTTCGTAATAATAGGAACAATAAACGATGTTGGTGTTTCAAATAATCCTATTCCCCAATATTGAGTTTGATGATCTACGGAAATATCCATTGTTTGATGTTTATGTAGATTAAAAAACTTTAATCCTGAATATGCAATTGATGTAACGTTTTCAAAATAAAAATCATCATTGCCTAATATTGAA